TTGGCGGCTGGGTTCGTATTTCTGCAACGATATTCCAAGGGGTTTGCCGGTCTTTGTGGAATTGGGTAACGCTTGGTAGCCAGAACCTTTTGGGCGTGGGCACACACCTTAAGTTTTACATCGAGAATGGCGGGGCGTACAACGACATCACCCCCTTGCGTAAAGCCCCTGCAACGCTTGGCAACAACCCGTTTGCTACGACATCTGGCTCAACCACAGTAGTTGTAACAGATGCTACGGGCGGCTATACCAACGGCGCTTTTGTAACTTTCAGTGGCGCTACTGCAGTGGGCGGCTTGACCCTTAACGGTGAATATCAACTCTCTACTATTGGTGCGTCCACAACCACCTACAACATCACAGCGTCTTCTGCGGCTTCTTCCACCGCTACGGGCGGGGGCGCGGCTGTTGTGGCTGCATACCAAGTCAATCCCGGCCCTGAGTATGCGGTGCCTTTAGTGGGTTGGGGCGCAGGCTCTTGGGGTTCAGGCACATGGGGCCTTGGCTCTACATCTGTGGATGCGCTGCGTATTTGGAACCAAAGCAACTTTGGTCAGAACTTGATCTTTGGCCCTCGCGGTGAAGATATTTACTACTGGGACGCGGCTACCAGCTTAACAACCCGTGGCGTGCTGCTTTCTTCTCTTGCTGGCGCATCTGATGTGCCGTTACACCAAAACTTTTTGCTGGTCTCAGACACCAGCCGCTTTGTACTTGTCTTTGGTACAAACGAAATTGGCGACACGATCCTTGACCCGATGCTGATTCGTTGGTCTGACCAAGAAGATGCGGTGCAGTGGACACCCTCAATTACCAACCAAGCAGGTAGTATTCGCCTTTCTCACGGCTCAAAGATTGTGACTGCCTTGCAGTCCCGCCAAGAGATTATTGTTTGGACAGACTCTTCTTTATACTCGCTCCAATACCTTGGCCCCCCATACGTGTGGAGTTCACAGCTTCTTGCAGACAGTATCTCTATCGTAGGCCCCAGCGCTGCCGCCATTGCCTCGGGTGTCACGTACTGGATGGGCGTGGATAAGTTTTACAAATACGATGGTCGCACACAAACCATGCGCTGTGATCTGCGGCAGTACATTTTTAGCGATATCAATACGGCTCAGTATGAGCAGGTGTTTGCAAGCACCAACGAAGGTTTTAATGAAGTCTGGTGGTTTTACTGCTCTAGTAATTCAAATGCTATAGACAAGTACGTTGTGTACAACTACGAAGAAGACATCTGGTACTACGGCATGATGGCGCGTACAGCTTGGCTTGACTCTGGTCTTCGCAACTACCCCCTTGCCGCTACGTACAACTACAACGTGGTAAATCATGAACAAGGCGTAGACGACAACGCTACTGGTACTGCTTTGCCAATCGAGGCATACATTAGCTCTTCGCAGTTTGATATTGGTGACGGCCACAATTTTGGCTTCGTCTGGCGTGTTCTGCCAGACATTACGTTCCGTGGTTCCACAGCCACAAGCCCACAGGCTACGATGTATTTGCAACCCTTGCAGAACTCAGGCTCTGGGTACAACAACCCACAATCGGTTGCCGGTAGTAGTAGTGGCGTAGTAACACGCACAGCGGTCATTCCGGTAGAAGAGTTTACTGGGCAGATCAACACCCGTGTGCGGGGCCGTCAGATGGCGTTCAAGATTGACTCTACTGCGCTTGGCGTAACGTGGCAGTTGGGTGCACCGCGTATGGACATTAGGCCGGATGGCCGAAGGGGTGGTTAATGGCACAAGCAAACGTTATAGCCCCACGCTTACCCAACCCGCCCAAAGAGTACACGCAAGCCTACATGGAGCAACTCCTGCGGGTGATGTTTTTGTACTTCAATCAGTTGGATAATCCGGGGCCAATCTCTGGCGCAACACAGCGTAATGGCACTAAAATAACGGCGGGTCTGAGTTTTTCTCAACCTGACCCCACTACGCCAAATACCTATGTGATTAGTTTGCCAACTCAGGCCGACTACGCTAACCTTCGGGTGGGAGATGTTTACTACGACACTACCGCCGGAAACGTACTGAAAGTAAAGGTCTAACATGAGCCTACACGCACTTGCAAATCAAATGGCCGCAAAAGGCCGTAATTCGGACTCGATGCTGGTGCATATGGCCCCCCAAGAAGTGGCGGGTTTGCAGGCTTTGGCCATGAAACATGGCGGCTCACTGACAATTAACCCAGACACTGGGCTGGTTGAAGCCAACTTCTTGAAGAAGTTATTGCCTGCGATTGCGGGCTTTGCGCTTAATGCGTTTGCTCCCGGCTTTGGTTCTGCTATTGGTGCCGCTTTGGGTGGTTTGGGTAGCGCGGCAGGCACAGCTATTGGCTTGGGCGGTATCACAGGTCTGGCTACTGGCAGTCTGTCCAAAGGTTTGATGGCCGGTATGGGCGCGTATGGCGGCGCTAGTTTGGCTGGCGGTGTGATGGGTGCGGGTGTAGGAGCCGCGCAGCAAGGCGCTATGGGGGCGCTCACCCAAGAACAGATTGCGGCAAAAATGGCCGAGACAGGTTTAACTGAACAAGGCGTGCTTAACCAAGCCGCTGCGGAAGCTTCTAAAGCAGCGTTAGCTAGTGGTAACGCTGGGCAAACACTGTCTTCTGGTTTTGGTGCAATTACAAAAAGCCCAGCAGCCTTCGGCAACTTTGCTAAACAAAACGCTGGCGCGCTCTTAGGTGTGACATCTCCGTTGCTGGCCGATCAGGGTGTAGAAACCGTTACCAAGATGGATAACCCCGGATACATCCGCAACTTCGAGGTTGATCTTTTAACACAACGCGCAAAAGCGTTAGACCCTGTTAGTGTTAAGTCTTTGGGATACCCCGGTTACGCTGACGGTGGAGCAATTGGCGTACCCAGAACCGTAACGCAAATGCCCGGAAGTGATTCACGTAGCTCTTCACAAGCCGCATATGAATTTTTGATGGGCATTGCCCCTAGAACCTCTGTGGCTCCGACCGATGCAGCATCAACCTCTGCCAGTAGAACGACTAACCCCGCCGCTCAAGGCCGTTACGCGTGGAATTCAGACACACAATCATACTCGTTTGTGCCAGCAGAAGGTATTGCAGCACTTGCCCCCGATTCTTCACCAAAACTTTCGTACGAGTTTGGCGGGGGTGACAGTGGTTCTGGCTCGGGTGGTGCAGGGGCTTCAAGTGGCACTGGCTCTACCGCTGCTGATTCAGCAGACTTTGGTGACACTAGCAGTAGTGATAGCAGTAGTAGCAGTAGTGATAGCAGTAGCAGCAGTGATGGTGACGCAGGTGCTTCAGGTGGAGGCGGTGGCGGTGCGGCTGGTGATGGTGGTACTGGAGATGGCGGTGATGGCGGTGCTTCAGGTGGGGGCGGAGGCGGTGCGGCTGGTGGTGATGGAGAAGCCAACGGTGGGTTGATGCGCTTGCACAAGAAGTTTGCAGAAGGTGGTGCTGCCCGTGTTCGTGATGGCAGTTCTCAAGCTGCATACAACTACTTAATGGGTCTTACAAACACAACTCGCCCCGAAGACTCTGTACGCGCAATGCCCGTGGATATGCCACCACCTACGTTTTATATACCACCCACAACAACTACACCTACACCCCCACCAAGAGGAGACGATAGTTTACCTACTTTAAATCCGTTTACTCCAGTTACAGGCGGTGGCGGTGGTGGGGGCGGTGGTGGCGTTAGCCCCATCACGGGGGGCGCAAGTGTGGGTAATGCCGTATCCAATACTGAGCCCTCACCTACGTATTCAGGCTTTGTGCCCGAGCCAGCTAACCCCAACATACCTGTTGTAGATATTACACCTACACCAACAATTCAAGACGACGGCACAACTGCAGGTATTCAGAAAACTATTGACGTAGCTACAAATGAAGATGATGAGCTAGGGTATTTAACTGGCAACAGGCCATCACCTATGCCTGAGCCCCCACCATTTGAGCCTGATAATTCTGGCTTTTATAACTCAGAATTTAATACGGCTAGGGACATCGACGATGCGACCATTGCTGTAGATGTGCCAAATGATGGCGTCACTGCCATGGATAACGGCAATACACAAGTTGACATGAATCCGATTGTTCAACAGCAGCCTGCCGCACAACCTACTGTTCAAGATACGCCAGACGGCGGCGCTATTGTGACTACGCCAGATACAACAGTTGTGGAAACACCGACTACTCGCTCAGTGCAGCCTACGGTTGTGGAAACACCCGTTGTAGAAACGCCTGACGGCGGCGCTGTGGTAACTGTGCCTGACGTTGAAGTAGGCAATGCTGGTGGTGATTTTGGCGATAGTGGCAGTTACGACGGGTTTATAGGTGATGACGATAATATTGACGAAGACCGCTACGATTACGCCGGTAATGCCAACGGCGGCTTAATGGGCTACGCCATGGGCGGTATGCCCGGCTACGCCATGGGCGGTGGTCTCGGCTCCTTGGGCGGCTACTCTGACGGTGGCCGTTTGCTCAAAGGCCCCGGTGATGGTGTGTCTGACAGCATCCCCGCCATGATTGGTAAGAGGCAACCCGCACGCCTTGCCGATGGCGAGTTTGTAATTCCTGCCCGTATCGTGTCAGAATTGGGCAACGGTTCAACTGATGCAGGTGCTCGCAGGCTATACCAAATGATGGACAGAATTCAAGCAGCCCGTAAGAAAACCGTGGGCAAAGGGCGCGTGGCTAAAAACTCCCGCGCTGAAAAGCACTTACCCGCATAAGGACAGAAAATGGCAGAACAAATTGTACGAAATCAAGTAGGCTTTGCCCCTGAGATTGCGCCGTTTGCGCAAAACTTATTGGGTATGGCGCAGGGTACTGCGTTTACATACCAGCAGGTGCCTGTATTAGATGCAAATGGGCAACCGGTATTAGACGCGCAAGGGCGTCCCAAAACAACACCAAAGCTTGACGATAAAGGCTTGCCAATTGTCAGCGGCTTTAACCAAACGCCAACATATGAGCAGTATGCACGGCAACAAGGTTTTACAAATCCCGAACGCGTTGCACAGTTTCAAGACTTGCAAAAACAGGCGTTTACGGGTGCGGGCAATCTTGGCTACAACCAATACTCTACATCTGCGGCTACAGGTTTAGAATCTTTGGCTAAAAAAGCAGGTGAAACCACCTACTCCCCTGAGAAGTTTGGTAACGCTTACACAAGTCAGCAGGCATACGATCCATCTAAGTTCAATGCGCGAGAGGTAACCGCCCCTCAGTTGCAGAACTACCAGATGACTGGCCCAAGAGATGTAACGGGGCAAGTTGCTACAGCCGCACAGCTAGGTGCTGCCCCAGAAGCCCGTGCAGCTACTGGCACAGCCGCACAAGCAGGCCCTTCCGAAAGAATTCGCGCAGAACAGTTTGGGGGCCCCGACAGAGTACGTGCGGATACCGTACGCGCTGAACGCGTCACCGCCCCTCAGTTGCAACAACTGCGTATGGATGCGGCCAAAGACATCTCGTCTACCGGTGTGCAGTCCCGTGACATCCAAGCCGCGCAGTCTGGCTATAACCCACAGCTTCAGCAGTTTCAGATGGGGCCAGCAGAGCGCGTTGCTGCGCAAGAATTTGGCCAAAAGAGTGTTGACCAATACATGTCCCCCTACATGCAAAGTGTGGTGGGTATTCAGCAACGGGAAGCCCAACGTGCGGCAGACATTGCCAAGACACAAACTAATGCACAGGCTGTTAAAGCTGGCGCTTTTGGCGGTAGCCGCCAAGCCATCATGGATGCCGAAGCTGCCCGTAATTTAGCTTTACAAAAAGGCGACATCCAAGCCAAAGGTCTGCAAGACGCATACGCACAAGCGCAGACCCAGTTTAATGCTGACCAAGCGCGTCAGATGCAAGCAGCAGGGCAAAACCAACAAGCAGGTTTAACTGTTGGCCAGCAAAACTTAGCCGCCCAGTTGGGCGTTCAGCAGTTGGGCGCAGGTCAGATCGGTCTGCAAACTGCTATGGCTAACTTGAACAACCAACAGCAAGCCGCTGTTCAAAACGAAGCTAATCGTCTGCAAGCCAGCGGCATGTCTTCGTCTCAGGCAATGCAGGCAGCGTTGGCAAATCAAGCCAACCAACAACAAGCTAACTTGCAAAACTTAAGTGCGGGTTTACAAACACAAGGTTTGGGTGCGCAGACTGGTTTGCAAGCACAAGGTATGAACCAGCAAACAGGGCTTCAGGCTTTGCTAGCTAATCAATCGGCTAACCTGCAGGCAGATCAAGGCAACCAAAACATGCAGTACAACACTGGGTTGCAGAATGCTCAGATGCGTCAACAAGCTAACCTTGCCAACCAAGCTTTGGGCGGTCAATACGGCCTGCAAAATGCACAGATGGCACAGCAAACTGGCATGGCTAATTTGGGCAACCAACAGCAAGTCAATCTGGCTAACCAGCAAATGCAGGGACAGTACGGTTTGCAACAAGGACAGTTTAACCAAGCCGCTGCAATGCAGAACCCTCAGTTGGCACAGCAAGCTATGCTGGCTAACCAGAACATGGGTTTTAACGTTGGCAACGCAAACCTGCAAGCTAACTTGGCTCAACAGCAACTGGGTTCTGGGCAGAACATGCAAGCGCAATTGGCTAACCAGCAGTACGGTTTGAGCGCACAGCAGATGCAAGAGCAAGCCCGTCAATATGGCTATGGCCAGCAGATGAACAACGCGCAGAACCAAGCGCAATACGGCCAAGCGGCTAACCAACTTAACGCACAGCAGTCACAGTTTGGCGCTGGTTTAGGCTTGCAAGGTTTGCAAGCTGGTATGTCTGGTTACCAAAATCTTGGTGCGCAGGGTCAAAACCTGTACAACCAAAACATGGGCAACTTGGCGATGCAGAATCAGTTCGGTACGCAGCAACAGCAGAACGTGCAGAACGTTCTCAATAATCAGTACCAAGATTACTTGAACGCGCAGAACCAACCGTACAAACAGATGGGCTTCTTGTCAGACCTGTACCGCGGTGCACCGCTGTCTACGCAAGGCAGCACAATGTACACATCACCGCCCTCACTACTTAACCAAGTAGCTGGTGCAGGTACAGCGGCATACGGCGCATACAAAATGTTTGGCTCTAAAAAAGGTGGCGTAATTAAAGAGCGCCCCAACGCGGGTCTGGCAAAATTGCTACTTCACAAAATGGCTTAAGAGGTAAATATGTCTTTATCAAGCATCTATCGTCCAAACGAAGACATCAGTAACCCAAGCCTTGAGTCGGTTATGGATAAGTTGCAGACTTTTAATCCTGAACAGTTAAAAGCGTTTGCCGCCGCAAATCAAGACGACATGATATTGTTGGGCGCTGCTCAAGCTGTTCACGCCAACCACGAGAAGTTTGCGCAGGCTAAGATGGCTCAGCAGGGTGGCCAGATGCCGCCTGTCAATCAGCAAGTTGTGCAGAACATTGGCCCAACGCCCCCACAAGGTATGCCGCCCCAAGGCGGTCAGGGTATGCCTCCACAAGGTATGCCACCGCAGGGTGGTGGGCCCCTACCAGAGCAACAAGGCATTGCGCAGTTACCTACACCCAACATTGATAACATGGCCGGGGGCGGTATCGTAGCGTTTGCCGATGGCGGTTCCGCTGACGAAGACATGATGTACTCTGGTGAGCCTGTGTTGCGTATGGCTGATGGCGGTATTCCACGCTATCAAGGTGTTCCTACCGCTATGGGTGGAGATGGTAGTCTTGTCGGATATCCTGATGAGTTTACGAATATTGATGCTCAGATTGCCGCCCGCAAAAGGCAGATGGAACTTGAAGGCGCGTTTGACGATTACAGCAAGCCTGTGCCCAAAGCTCTTCCCAAAGCAAAGGCGGCACAGCCAACTGCTCAGGCTATTAAACCTGAAGATTACAAGCAGTTAATGAACAGCTTCATGCCTGAGAAAATTGTTGACCCTTTTGCCGCCCAACGCACCAAAATTTCACAAGCAGAAACAAAACTTGCTCAAGAAAATTTGACAGACTATGACGCAGACATAGCAAAACTAGGTATAGCCGGTAAACCCCAAGAAGAGCGCATCAATAAGCGGGAAGCTGAGCTTGGTAAGCAAAAAGATATGAATACCAACATGGCTATCATCGAAGCTGGTTTGGCAATGATGCAGTCTAGAGGCCGTGGTTTGGCAGGTATCGCAGAAGGCGCTGGTGTGGGAACCAAGATGTATGCAAGCGGTATTGAACGTTTGCGTGCCGCTCAAGAGAAGATTGATGATGCTCGTGATGGCTTGGATACCCTGCGCCGTAATGAAGCCTTTATGACTACTCGGGATCGTAGGGCACTTAAAACCGAAATTGGTAAGAGCGTGGTGGGCGCAGAAAAAGATGCGCTCAAAGGCATGGAACAGGCCTACGGTATTGCTAAAGAAGATTCACGCGCTTTATTCAAGACAGTTGCGCAAGCGCAAGAAGGCGGGCTTGATCGTGCGTCTAGAGAAAGAGTTGCAATTATTGGTGCCAATGCACTCACAGCACGTGCTAATGCCGCAGCGGATGTAAGAGGTCAGTTGACCCCCAAACAACTTGCAGACATACGGAATATGGCAATTGATAACGTTACAAACGCCAAGACGTTTATGTATGACCGAGAAGTAGCCGCTAACGCCGCTAAAAAAGCAGGCAAAATGTTCGATCCAGCAACTTATAAAGAAGACCTTATTAAAGCAGAAACTGAAAGATTGCTTGCAGAATACAACCGCGGCAGTACAATACCAACAGCAACCCCCACCGGCGGTAATTCAGGTGGCGGTACATTTGATCCCTCACGCTGGGGCCAACCCCAAGTTGTAACACCTAGAAATTAGCCATGCCAATCTACCGCATCACAGCCCCCAACGGATTAACGTACGAAATTGAGGGGCCTGAAGGTGCGTCTCAAGCGGAAGTGGCAAGGGCTGTTATGGCCAAAAATCCCGAAGCGGGTACGCCATTTAAAGAAGCTGGCTTCTCGTTTGGTGATACGGCTGTTGCGGGTTTACAAAGCGCTGTCGGTTCGGCTAAATCTACACTGCAAGGGTTTGGTGCAGAAGCCCCCGGAGTGGAAACGCTTGGCAACCTGCAAAAAGGTTTGGCGCAACTCTATACACCAGAGCGCAGGGCTGAGCAAGCCCGCCGTGATGCGCTTGAGAAAGCCGCGGCTAAGTCTGGTAGCACGTTAGAAGAAATTAAAGCCAGTGCCGCTGGTGTTACCGAAGCCCCCATCCAATCCACTGCGTCAGCAGTTGGTTCATCCATTCCCACAGTTGCTTTAAGTATTGGCGCGGCTGCTTTGGCGACTGGTGCTGCGGCCACTATTGGTTTGGTAGGTGCCCCTGCCCTTGCGTTTGCCGCCGCTGTTGGTATTGGCACAAAGTACGCCCTTGGCGCATTACAAGGTGCGGGTTCTGTCAAAGGTTCTATCTATGATGCTGTTAAAGAAGAAGTTAGCAAGCAATACCCCGACCTTTCCAAAGAAGAAGTTTCTAAGATTGCGTTAGAAGCACAAAGTTTTACTGGTAAAAACTGGGACAACATCATGGCTGGCACCGGTATTGGTGCGGTGGCTGGTGGTACTGGCCTAGAGAAAGATCTTTTAAAGAAACTGTCCAAACCTGTTGCCGCCGCAGCCGCTAAAGATGTAGGTGAAGAAGTTGCAAAGAAAGGCATCATTGCGGGCACTAAACGTGCCGTTGGTACAGGTTTAAAAGAAGCCATACCCGAAGGTATCCAAGGCGGTCAAGAGAAGTTTGCCACTAATGTGGCGCAGACCCGTGAAGGATTTGAAACCCCTGCAATGCAAGGCGTGCTAGGTGCGGCAACCAAAGAGGGTTTGATGGGTATGCTGGGTGGGGCGGCAGTCAGCCCATTTACAGGTACAACCCCCACTGCCCCTACTGCACCGCCAACTGGCCAGCCCGGTCAGCCCACACCATCTGAATTGGAAGCGTTGGTTCAACAGCGTAAATTGGAGCGTCAGCAAGAGCAGATGGGTGTTAAGCAAGGTCGCGCGGCTCGTGAAGGTGAGAAGTTACTTGATGCAGAGGCGCAAGCGCAAGCCGACAAAGAGCGGGCTGTCCTTGTGCAAGCTGAACAAGCCGCCGCCAAAGAACTGCAAGCACTGCGTAACCAACGCCAAGCTGAATTGGAACAAACGTTCCCGAAAGATTACAGCGATGTAATGCAGAAGACCAACTCATACGCAGAGTTGTTCCAAGAAAAGCAAGCACTGCTGGGGCAGAAGCAAACCAAAGATGTACGTGAACGCCTGTTTACTGTAAATGGTTTGATGGCCAGCATTGTTGAGGAAGATAGCCGCGTACCTAATGAATTTAGACGTATGCAGGCTGAGAACGCCAAGGTAGTCAAGCAACTGCCTCCTGACCTGCAAGCCAAGTATGCGGCCACTGCGTTCACCGTTCCTGAACCACAACAGATGGAAATCCGTGCGGCTACGGTTGAACAAACTCCTGTACCGCAAACTGATTTGTTGGGTCAGCCCATCACCCAAGAAGTACCTGCACCACCTGCACCTGATAAGTTTAAAACTGTGCAGACAGTAGAGGAAGCGCAAGCTGCCTTGGACTTGCAGAACAGACGCGAAGCACGTGAGGGTCAAGCTGAACGTAACGCCGCCAAGGATGCAGGGCAACTTGGTTTGTTTACCCGCGTGGGTACGCCAACTGCCGAAGCTGAGGTTGTTCCACCAAAAGTAGTTGTACAGAAGCCACCAGTTACCGAACCTTCGGTACTGCAAAAGCCTACGCCTTTGACCATTCCACCTGTTGTCACAAGCGAATCGCTTGGTGTATTGGGTATTGGCCCCACGGCTGTGATGCGTAGAGCAGGCCATGCCATCCAAGGTTTGGACATTACCAAGCCTGAAGATGCAGCTGAAGTAAAGAACATGTTGACAATCTACAAAGAGGGTCGTAGCCCTGCGATTGTTGAAAAGGTTGATACGTTCCTCAGTCGCCCTGAGTTTCAGGCAATACCTGCACCTGCCCCCGTTGCACCTGCTGTTACGCCTGCTCCTACCCCTGCACCAAAGGTTGAAGCCGCGCCCGTTGTGAAAGCACCAGCACCTGCCGTTGTAGAAACACCCGCGCCTACTATTACAGAAGCGCCTAAAGTAGAAGCACCAAAGGTTGAGACGCCAGTAGCACCACAGAATGCTGGCTACCATGCAGGTGATTTAGGTTATGCGGGTGATACCACGCTGGGTAATATGTCGGGCAGGAGTACTGGGCACTTTGGTACTGGGGTGTATTTGGTTGGGAAGCCAGAAGCAGCTACCAATAAGTTTGCTAGAGATGATAGACCTGTCAACACCGTTGACTTGTCCAAGTACAACCTCGCTAAACCCCGCGATGAATCAGATGCAAAAAATTTGCACGAAGGTTTGAAGGCTGTTAACAGTCTTGTTGGGCAAGACCTAAATGATGAAACCTCACAAAGAAAGTTGGATCAAGCCGCGTTCAATGTTTGGTTAAGTGTAGGCACCAAGTTTGAAAAAGAACAAGTAAAGGCAGCAGTTACCAATGCAATTCAAGAAGCAACGGCTGCCAGAACAGATGACGTTGTATTTACTGATAAGTACTTAGACTCAGCTTCAACCCGCGCAATGAAGGCTCTTGGGTTTGAAGGTGTTGATGTACGTGGAATTCCAAACTATGACAACACTACGTACGGCACGGTTGTTTATGCACCATCACTAGCCCCTGCTAAACCTGCGGGCCAATCTGCTGAAAAGAAAGCGGCTAACAAAGCGGCACAACCATCTGCAAAGAAAACTGCGCAACCTGCGCCTACACCAGCGCCTATCGTTACCGCACCTGCGGCTACTGCGCCCACAACTGCGCCAGCGGCTACTACACCTGCACCCGTGGCTAAGCCCACACCAGTCAAAGTTATCAAAAAATCTCAGCCTAAACCTGAACCTGTAAAAGAAGAAAAGCCAAAGGTTGACAAGGCTCTTGAGAAGGCGCGTGAGACTGCCGATGATCTTGATCTTGACCCCGATACAACCAAAGCCAAAGTTAAATCATTTGCCAAGCGTTTGCACAAAGCAGGCTTGATTGACGACATCAGTTTGAACGCGGTTGAAAGCATATCCAAAGACAAGGATATGGGTACTCAAGACTTGTTGGATGAAATCAAGTTTGCGCTTGAGGCTTATGAAAGCCAGCAGAAGAAAGCACCTGAAGCAAAGCCTGAACCCAAGAAGGTTACAGACGAAAGCAACATCATTGAGGGCGAGACACGTGTAATCCCAGACAACCAAGTAAAGTTGTTGGAAGGCCCTGTCGGTCGTTTGCAAGATGACCAAGTTGAAGAACTTGAAGAATTCTATGGCGTTGACAAAAGCAACCCTGAGTTCTGGAAGCGCTTGCAAGAAGACGTTACCCTGTTTGCTGAGAAAGGTGCTAAAGCCGTCAAGCAAGCTATCCGTGAAATCATCAGGCAGGTGCAGGCGGGCGTGCTGGCCGTGGGCGTTATCTTCAACCCCGGCAATATTTCTGCGCCAGAAGCATTTGTTTTACACAACCCTGTTGAAATAACCACGACACAGGAAGTCAAAGCAGAAGTACCTGCGTCTGTTGCATCTAAGATGTCTGCTGGCGCTAAAGAAGCCTATGAAATTCTTGTCCCTGCAATGAAGGGCAAGAACGGCGACAAGCTCATGGTGTTTGTTGACAAGCCCAACGGTCGCATCTTTATCTTTGACGCGGATGGCAAACCGATACTAGATAAGAAAGTGTTGATTGGCTTGGCCAAGGGCGATCTGTATGTAGGTAACAACGATCTGCCACAGAACCGCATCACCCCTGCTGGCCTGTTTGGTATCAAAATAATTGATGCTGCAAAGGGCGGCTCTGCTAAAAAGACTGCGGGTGATTATGACTTCGGTAAGGTGTTTGCACTGGAAGACCCCGATGCTGTGGTCACCATCATGCACTCTGTGTGGCTAAAAGAAAAGGATGCCGCCCAACGTCAAGCCGCGTTGCAAAGCGAATCTGCCGCTGACTCACGTTACTCTTTTGGTTGTATCAATATCGACAAGGGTACGTACAAGTACTTACTCGACAACTTCCAAGCGCAGATGGATGGCGCAAAGATGTTCGTGGTGCCTGATAACCAAGCAGACACCAAAGCTTTCTTGACTGGCGAGAAAGCCAACGCCGATGTGCTTGTACGTGAGGCTGTGAAACCTGTCACTAAGACAACCACACAGACCCGTGACTCTGCGTTTGCAAAAGAAGATAAGACTGGTACGCTGGGGCGTGAGCAAGGACTCCCACCCAAGGAGCCAACACGTTCACGTATCACAGACGATCAAAACCCTGTTGACAATCCCATTTCCAATGCTGACCTTGAAGGCATTGTGGCTGATGTGAAGAAGTCTTTGGGTGGTGAAGTTGAAGTAACCATCCTTGACAGCGCAAAAGACCTTGACCCTAAAGCACCAGCAGGTGCAGCAGGTTTGGTAAAAGATGGCAACGTGTATCTGTTCAGAGATGGCATCAGGTCTGGCATTGAAGGTGCTAAGACTGTTTTCCATGAACTGTTCCACCTTGGCTTGCAGAAGCTTTTGACCAACCCCAAGGAATACCACAGGGTTATGATAAACCTGTACCGCATGAACGCCCGAGTGCGTGAGATGGCGGATAAGTGGATTGCTTCACAAGAAGGTCAGGATGCTAAAGCTGCATACGCAGAGCAGTACACCAACCCTAATGACCGTTTAAATGCACTGACTGCCCACGGCACAGACGAAGCGCTCGCACGTATTGCTGAAGAGTTAAAGACTGGTGAAAAGGTTGGTACAAGTCAACGCGCCTTTGTACGTTCAATTGCAAAATGGTTGGCTGACGTTGCTGAGAAGATTGGTATGCGTCAAGTTGCGCAGAGCATCCGGTCTGCAACCTACACAGAAGTTGAGAAGTTTGTACAAGAAGCCATGACTGCCGCAGTGGGTGCTGGCCCTGTGAATATGCGCATGACCCGTCGCTTCTCTCAAGCAGGGGATGCTGCATCAGCCGCATTTAAAAAATGGTTTGGTAATAGCAAGGTCGTAGATAAAAACGGTAAGCCGCTGGTTGTGTACCATGGAACCGATCAAGACCTTGATGTATTGAAGTCATCCAAACAGCTTGAACGAGAAGGGGTGCGGGAAGTTGGGTACACCAACGGTATTTACGCTGCCGCAAACCCTGCGTACGCAGGGCGTTATGGCGTTGGCAAAGAAGGCGCCAACATCATGCCAGTGTACTTATCCATGAAGAACCCCAAAATCTTGGAGTACAACGCATTCCAACGTATTGTTGCAAAGCTGACTGGATATACAGATTCAAAATCAAAAGAACTTGCAAGGTCTATTGCCGTTACCGACAGAGATCTTGCAGAGTATAAAAGGCAAGGATACGATGGTCTAATCAATAAAGAATTAGATGAGTATGTGGTTTTTGACTCTACCCAAGTCAAATCTGCCATTGGCAACATCGGCACGTACGACCCCACTAACCCCAACATCCGTTACTCTGTTCGTGGTGGCATTGATGAGAACACCCGCCGTGCGGTACAGGCTATTCAGGATAAGACACCTGAGAAGTACAAAGAGCCTGAGAAGAAGACGCTGGTTCAGCAGATCAAGAGCATCAAAGAAGTTGAGACCCGAGACAAAGCCAAGCTGATGCTACGTCAGAAGGCCGCTGATAAGTTTGCAACGGTCAACGCCAAGGTCAACCAAATGTTCTCTAAGGGCTACAAGAATGCCTTTGGCGATCTGAACCCTATGGTGCTGGCACGCCAAGCAGAAGAAGCCCGCAAGCTAGTGCTTGATTTCTTTAAAGCTGGCGGTATCAGGATGGCTAAGAGTGGCCTGATTGAAACTGTTGATACCAAAGACTCGTTGCAAAGCGCAGTTGAGCAGTTGGTTGATCTGGCCGCTAAAAACAACATGACATACAAGGATGCCGAAACCTATGTATCTTCTTTGTTGGAAGGCCACCGCCTGCACAACATGCGCGAAGAGCATGACAAGCCCTTGGAAGCATCTGCCCTAATCCTTGAACAACAGGGTAAGAACAAAGAAGCTGATGCCGAGCGCAAGAAGAAGTTGGCGCGGCACATGGACAACGCTGACATTGATACGCTGGAAGCCGCCTTCCAGAAGTCACCTGAGACCAAGGCCATCCTTGATACGCTCAATGCAACTCGTGCGCAGGCTATTGACCTGATGGTTAAAACTGGGCGTATTACCAAAGAGCAAGGACAGTTCTGGAACGACAACGCTGCATACGTGCCGTTTGATCGTGTATTTGTAGAAACAGAAAAACCTGTCAAGGGTCGTGGCACTTATGGTATTTCCACCCTGCGTAACCTCCCCGGTATGGAAGGTTCGTTTGAGCGCCCCATCAAAAACGTATTTGATTCCTACACTGGCCGTTTAAGCTGGATGATTACAGAAGCTGTGCATAACCACGCTTCCTATAACGTGCTCGATACGATGGCACTGGGTGGATTTGCAAAAGAACTTAAACCCAAAGAAGTTCCGGGCAACAAGGCTTTGACTGTCAAAGTTTACCGCGAGGGTAAACCAGTTGAGTTTGAAGTTGAAAGCGCTGCTGACTACGAAGCATTCCAAGCCGCACCTGAGTTGACAGGGTGGATGGTATCTTCACTTGTGCCTGCGGCACGATGGGTGCGTGTGGGCGTGACAGCTTTCCCTGCCTTCTCAATCAAACAGGTGATTGAAGACGCACAGCGTTCCATGTTTAACTCGGGTGTTGAGCGCCCCTTGGTTGTCGGCATGAAGACGCTGTACAACTTCCCTCGCCTGCTGACATCTGATGCTCTGCAAGCTTTGGGCGTTAGCAAGAAGATGCCTCTGGTACGTGAGATGGAAAAGCTTGGCATCATTGGTGACTACGATGTCAACATCATCAACCCTGCACAAGATATTAAGATTGCGGCTGGTGCTGAAAAACGTGGCTGGTCTGGTAAGGTGTACCATGCCCTTGAGAAAATCACTAAGGCTTCCGATCTTTCTGCACGTTTGGCTGTGTTTGAAGAGACTCTGCTTGAGACAGGTGGCAAAAAAGATAAAGACGGCAACATCACAGGTGGTGACAAAGACCTCGCACAGCTACGCGCTCGTGAGTTGATTAACTTTAGCCGCCGTGGTTCTGACCCCACCATCCGCACACTCAGCCGTGTGGTGCCGTTCATGAACGCATACGCGCAAGGTATGGATGTCACATACCGCACAGCCAGCGGTCTGGATGCCGCCTCTGGTTCTGAGCGTGCAGAAGCACGTAAGCAGTTCTATAAGATGGCCATGAAGCTGACTGCACTTGGCTTTATGTACGCCTTGGCGTTTGGTGATGACGAAGGGTACAAGAACGCAACCGATGATGTGCGTGACAACAACTTCTTGATCCCACATACGGATAAGAAGATTCCGTTGCCAAAAGAGATTGGCTTCCTGTTCAAGTCAATCCCAGAGCGTTTGGTTAACTACTATCGTCGCTATGGTACTGATGAAGAGCAAAGCATCCTCAACCTGCTTGGCACGATTGTCAAGGGCGGCTTCTCTGCATACGGCACACCCAACGCTACGCCTGCACAGATTAAGCCTATCCTTGAGAACATGACCAACTATTCGTTCTTCTTGCAACGTGAGTTGGAATCTGCTTCTATGCAAAGGCTTGACCCATCACAGCGTTCAACAGGCAGTACATCCGAGTTGGCCAAAGCTATTGGTGCGTTTTCACAGAAGCTTGGAGAAGCCGCTGGTACTAAGAGTTTAGAAGTATCACCCATCAAGGTGGACAACTTACTGCGTGGGCTGTTTGGTATTGCAGGCTCATCCACACTGCTGATGACCGACGCTTTGATTAACCCAAGCCGCCCTGACCGCCCTCTGTATCAAATGCCGTTTGCAAGTTTGTTCCTGTACAACACCGAAGGTGGTCGTGCTAAGAATGAGTTCTATGATTTACAAAATAAAGTAAGTCAGGCAGATATGACGTTCAAGAGCATGCAAGAAACTGCGCCAGACAAAGCCGTGGCTTATTTTGATAAGAACGCAGCATTGATTTCTGTTGCTCCTATCTTGAATGAATCGCTACAACAGTTAAGCCAGACACGCCAACTTCGTCAGCAGTTAGAGACCGCCACCGAAGAATCGTCAGGCATGACCAGTAAAGAACGCCGCGAAGCAATTGACGCTATCATTAAACAAGAGAACCAATCGCTAAACTACATTCGTGCACTAGACAAACAAGTGCGGGACATGAGCAAATAAAAAACCCCCAGTGATGAGCCGGGGGTAAAAGGAGAAGCAACTGCACCTTTGCAGGTGCGGCTTCATTATTACTTAATTCGCCAAACTCTGATACCCCACATCTGGTTTTCTATGCGGGGTATTATTTTTACTTGATAGCCACGACTCTCGGCACGCTGAGCGATGCCACTAGCCATGCGGTTGTGGGCGATACAAGGTAGAAAAAAAGATGTGCCTACAGAAAACTTAGCCCATTCAATCTGTACCTGTATCCCCTCAATCTCAAGCGGCTTTTCTATCTTCGGTATCGTCATTTGGCAACGCCAGTACCGCTTCTGCATCAAACACGTGGCTCATGGTGTCGTCAATCAGCAGGGCGTTAACCGGAGGTGCTGCCATCAACGTACCCTTTGCCATACGCTTCTTTACAGAATCTACGCTTACGCCTGTATTACGCAGGGCGTTCACGGTGTCGTGATAGCTGACCTGATTCTTGGCGCACCACTCTTTAAACTTCTTCTGCACAATGAACAGCTTCTTGGTATCTAGTTCGTAGCGTATCAACAGCTCGCCTCTTGGTTCCCGTAGAGGTGCAGAGGGCAGACCATTCTCACTAGGGTTATCCCTAACCAACAAAATGTTGTTGATGTTGGCCATGACAAAGGAGCCGATCGCTGTAGCGCCATCTGTTGGAGCCGCCTTGATGTCGCCCTTGTTGGCTTTGAGCATTACCACAAGCCAGTTAAAGATGCGCTTAACGTCAAAGTTAATCAGCCCCAGTTGATTGGCAATCAAGCCACCCGTGATACCCAGTGCACCGATGGATGACCAGAAGCGTTCACGTTGACCCAGACCTGCCGCTGTATCCAAACGCAACTGAACGTCACGCAGGGTGTCTAAAACTTCAGGCAGGTTGTTGACCACATACTTCAAGAAGATTTCACCTGCATGGCCGTAGTTGGTGGCCAGCTTGCCGAACAGTGCGTCAGTAAACTCTTTCGAGTGCGTGTCATCACGGCGAATCTTCAACTCAATGATACGCATCATTTCACCTTCAGGAAATTCCTTTAGGGAAAACAACTTATCGTACAAACTGCTGTTGGATGAAGTGATTGCAAGCAAGCGCCAGAAGGTATTGTTCATGCGCTCAGCGTTAGTCTGAGACTCCATGCGGTTCTTGCCACGACCTTGGGTGATAGCGTATGCCAGCTGGGACACCATCTCATCACGCATATTGGTCACTTCATCAATCGTTGCAGGCAGATTGTTCAGCACACCAAAGCGGTGAATCTTGGCGTTGTATGTATCATCGTTCTGGAGCAGTAGGTCGAACGGTTGCCCCCAGATGCTGTTGATGGCCATCTGCACAGTTGACTTACCCGTGCCAGAACCCGGACTCATCAAGTTCACAATGCCACCGCGCACCTGAGTGAACGGCATCAGCACACTGCCAAACCCAAGCATGAATGCAAAGGCTTGAGATTCCATACCATTGTTGTTGTAGAAGTTAACAACCGTCTTCCACTCATCCAACTCACCCTTCTTTGTGAGCAGTGAACAGGCGTGCAAGATTGAACTTGCAGGAGGGCTGTATTTAACCCCAGTGGTTGTGATCTCCCGATCGCCAAGGATGAACGTCTTCTCTTCTGTCCATCCAAACTGGCTACGTACTTTTTCAGCTTGTCCCATAATTTGTAATTCCTTTACCCAACGTGAAACATAAAACATCAATTCATCAACTGTCTTGCCCAGTACCGCCATGCCCTGCGTTGCAATAGCATCACGAAAACGGTCTTTAGACAGCACACTAACTAGCGGCACTGAGAACTCACGCACGCCATCTTTAGGCAAGTGCAAGCGCATCCAAAGAACTTCACCCGCCACAGGGTCGTGCATACGCTTGACCACATAGAAGTCGTTCTCATAAATCAGCTTGTCGTTGCCTTCTTCCTCTGTCTTGTTAGGGTCACCCCTGCGGTAGATGCCGCCGTACTTGCCCCGAAAGAAAGGAAAGGGGTACGCGGGTATGTTGTACACCCGCAAATCTTTGGTACTTGAGTCAACCGTTGTGATAGTGTTGTCAGCTTCAGTTGCTTCAATGATCTCTTTCCCCAACACGATGGGGGAGCCAAACTTGCCCTTGTGCTTACAGTCTTTGCAACCACCGGGTCTCAAGTCTTCAAACGTGGTGCAGGTGTATGGGCCTTTGGTTTCGCCAGCCTTCTTGTCAGTGTCGTACTGGTTGTAGCTATCGTGTTGGTTTGACATCTCGTGGATGGCAGTTTCACGATCTACGCAAAGATGTGCAATGGAAAGCCCTGCACGCCATAAAGGTTCTGGCACCTGCTTCTGGTGCTCAACGATGTGGTTAAGTTGTCCACACCCGTCAACCTTCAGGGCAATAATCTTTTCAAAGCGATACGAATTGTTCTGCCCCATCAGGGCTTTGCTGGTCGCATCGGAACCAGCGTTCTTAATGTAGTCTGGTACTTCAAAGGGCAGTGCGTCGACAGACTGGCTCGGCTCGGGCGCACCTAGGGCGGCGGCGAAATCAAACAGGTCAACCTTGCCATCACCACCCATAAACTCCACGGGAAGTGGGCTGTCAGGGTTTTTAAAGTTGTGGGTTTCTGGCACGCGAAGGATACGTGCCATGTCAGTAGTGCAGGCGGGATCAGCAAATAAACTACGTTCAGTGCAAACATTCTTTAAACGCTTGGCTACAGGTAGCCATGTGTTCTTGTCAATACTCTCAGGCAGTACCCAGTACGCGTGCACCCCGTTACCAGAGTTGACGCAGATGGGTTGAGGCAGGTTCAGGTCAGCGCAGAACTGACCCAGTGCCGCCATTGCCAGATCACGCGAGGCGTAATCCTTGGTGGGGCCACAGTCCAGATCAAGCCAAAATGATTTAGCTTGGTATGCGTTGGCAGCTAGCCTACGGGGTGGGGTAATCTCAGGGTCAAACGAGAACATCGCATAGTACGTGTCAGCGTTAGCGCCATAGATATCTTGGATTTCCGTGATGAGAGACGGGATGTCAGATGCAAATCGTGTACGTAACTTTTCCTGCTTGATGCCGACCGCACAGTAGTTGCCAACATCGGGCAATACTGCATTCAGGAATTCGGTCAATGTCATAAAGATACTTCGGTTTAATGGCGGTCAATGTATGTTTGGATTTTCTTTGCGGTTTCGGGTCGCGGTGAATACTCACCTTTAAACCATGCATAAACGGTTATCTTCGTAACCCCTGCAATCTCGGCAACTTTATTGACCGGTATGTTTTTCTTGATGCAAGCCCTGCCGATTTTTACACCGGCTAACTTCCCATCAGCTTGCTTGTTCTTTAGCACTGTGGCTAATGTGTAACCAATCATCGCTGTCTTTCGTTAGGTGGGGGTACTCGCTGCGTCTGTGAACATGGGATACTGGCTTACAGATTCAGTTCCATGCCTACCTTGGTTGCCGAGTTTCACAGCATCCGCTTTCCCCCCGATTGGTTTACTCGTCGCTGTCATCAGCCCATGCGTCAAGCACAGAGGCAACGTCTTTGGATTCCGTTTTCTTCACGGCACGTTTGACAGGTTCGTCAACAGCATCAGCTTTAGCGGCTGGCTTGGGGGCAGGTGCAGGCTCGGGTTCCATGAAAGGAGAAGCCTTCGGTGCATCGCCATCAATCTGTGCAACGGTCTGGGTCACAGCGTTCAGTGCATCTGCTGATTCACCTTGGGCTTTGCTCTCAGCCAACTCTTCCACAGACAAGGGGCGCACAGCGCGGAATGTCAGCTTCGGTGTTGCACTGGCTGTATCAAAACGCATCTCAGTCACAACGGCTGTCACAGGGATACCATGACCACCCAAGAACTTGGCGTACTGTTGCAGGGGCATCTTGCCGTTCTCACCTGTGCCAAAGATCGACTGACCGGGCAAGGTCAACTGATACACATCACCAGACAAGTTGTTCTCCAACGCCACAGCAATACGCTGATTGAAGCGGCAAGCACGGCTTTCACCTTGACCAGAACCCTTGATGTTCTGTTGGCAGTTCTGGCAGTTGGTGCTCTGTGGGGCTTTCACACCTTTATCAGGTGCAACGCCATCAGAGGATGAGCATGAAGGTGCAGCGTTCTGGCCTTCAACGTAAGTGCCAGCGTAGTACTGACGGGATGTTTTCTCAGCAGAGCGCACGATCACCACGTTCATGGCGCGGTCGTCATTCTGGGCAACTTCTTTACCGCCAACAACCATACGGAATACACCACCACGAATGGAGATGCGCTTGCCGTTACCACCGCCACCCATCAGGGCTTTGGTTGTTGCATCCAATTCAAGGTTGCGCAAGTGGGCTGGGAGGGTGTTACCACCTTGGGAGAAGAGAGCGATATCAGACATTTGTAGATTCCTTTGTGATGAAAGTTTGAATAATTGCTAAGTCAATGTTAAAAAATTTGGCAAGGTCACTAGCGAAGAACCGATAGTTCTTACCAACGCGGATGAATGGGATACGCTTGTCAGGGTTTTCTTCCTTAATAAGCGCGTGAACAGTTGACGGTGCGACTTGCAAAAGCTTCGCCACCTGCGCCAACGTAAGTGCAGTTTCCAATTTAGCTTCTCCTGACAGTTACAGTATATTTATGATCCACGTTCAATCCCGTTGGTAATACATCAGGATTTTCCCGTAGGAACTCTTTCATATTCAACTGTGATATGCGGCGCTCAACTAAGTCAAGTGCATCATGGTCACGTATGAATTTGTGCATTGCGGCCCAATCACCTGTCCAGTAGCGTGTCTGCACTGTACGGATCGCTGTGCCGTGGGCTGTCTTAATACTCTCAGCCCCTGTTGCTTTGCAAGTCTCAAGCAAGTTTGCTTCGACCAAACTCATTTGCTCTTTGATTGCATTGTCTTCTTCCTCGTACTTCGCTTTGAGGGCGGCACGGGCATCGCGCATCTTAATGTATGCACGTACTAATTTATCTGCTGTTATTTCCATGTTGCTTCCGTTTCGTTTTTTGGTTAATGATACACCCAATCTTTACTTTGTCAAGTACCTCCATAAATTTATTTGTTAAGGTCGAATTCGTCTTTATAAAGTTCCATCAAATTAAACTGTGCTAACTCTTTTGTTTCTAAAGCTTTGTACAGCTTGGCTTCTACTGGACTTCCTTGGAGCTTGACAACCAAACATTTGTTGACTTGTCCTGCCCTGTGAATACGTGCATTGGCTTGCGCGTATGTCTCGTATGATGTGATGGGTGCCCACCACACAATTGTGTTTGCCGCGTGCAAGGTGACACCGTGTGATGCAGCTTGAGGCTGTATGACAAGAACCCTTGGGTCTGGCTCGTCTTGAAACTTGCGAAAGATTTCTGTGCGCCTGCCTGCTGGTACACCCCCATGTATCACATCCACTGTGTAGCCATCTCTACGTAGTTCTTCGTACAGAATCTCAATCGCATGGCGGTATGGGGCAAACACCAATACCTTATGGCTGGATTCGTCAATCACTTCCTTGAGCACTGCGGTACGGCTACTTGCATCAAAGGTCACGATCTCGCCACTATCGGAATACACCGCGCCACAGGAAATCTGCAGTAGCTTGTTTAGCTTGGCGGCGGCATTGATTGCCGTGACTTCCTCCCCTGCCGCTTGCATGGCCATCACCTTGCGAAGCTTCTCGTAGTAGCGTATCTGCTGTGCGGTCATGGGAACCTCACGCTCTGCGTACAGCAAGTCTGGCAGGTCAAGGCACTGCTCTTTGGTAAACCTAATTGCTGGCTGTAGCAGTGTGCTGACCACCTGCTCTGCTTCTCGTTTGGGTGCCCACTTAAACTGGGTGATCTTGTTCATCACTTGGTCGCGATACATGGTGAAGCTACGGGGTGTAGCCGATGGGTTAACTAGCTTAGCCAGACCATACGCATCAAGGGGCGACTGCGAGGCAGGTGTACCCGTCAACATCCACAGCCACATATTGGGCTTGACAATACGGTTCAGGGTGCGCCAGCGTGTGGTGGTTGCAGTCTTGTAGGCGTTGGCTTCGTCAATCACCACCATGTCAAAGCCTGCCTTGATGATGTCATCCTCTACGATGGGCACCCCGTCATAGTTGATAATCACAAACTCTGCATCTGAATTTAATACTTGCTGCCGTTTTTCTTTTGAGCCGTAAGCAATGCCAACCTTCCTGTGCATGGCTCCTTTGAAGATGTCGTTCTGCCATGCTGACTGCATGATTGACAAAGGGCAGATGATGAGCACGCGCTTGATGTGTTTGGTGTTCATCAAGTAATCACACGCCCATGTGATAGACAAAGTTTTACCTGTTCCCGGCTCTGAGAAGCAGAAGGCACGCCTGTGCAGGGTAAGGAAAGCGGCTGTTTGTTTCTGATGCGTGAACGGTTGGTAGATGCCCGGCCACTTGTATTTGGCAACGATGGGGGAAGGTACGTTCTTGACCTTCAGGTTCTTGAGCACCTGCGCTTCTTCCAAACCCCAGTGCACCATCACTGTACTGATGGGGCCTTCCTCAAGCAATGCGCTCTTGGGTATGACGTTGAGAACCTTGTACGGGTTCTTCAACCTAAGTTTCAATGCTTTTCCGTCAATGATTTCCATGTGTACTCCAATGCAAAACAGACCGAAAGTGACATCCACCTTCGATCGCTATGTGACACCTTACGGGTGTCAATCGGCCAGATCATTTAAACGGAATGTAAAAACTCTGGCTGGTGTGGTTTAAGGGTTCAACTTTACTAGTAACACCCCCGTGCCGCCACTCACACCTAACGCGGCACGTATTCTTATTTCTTCTTGGGCTTGTTCACCTTCACGGTATGGTCGCTGTTGCGGCTGAATGAACGGTTGGCGCTCGGCGTCTTGAGTTGCAAGTTGCTTTTGGATGTACTTCCACCTTTAGATAAAGGGCGCTTGTGGTCAATATCTTTTCCCGCACGGTCAATGCCTTCGCGGTCGTATAGGTCACGTGCTTGCTCACGCTTTCTTCTTGTAGGTAATTCATTTCGATCCAACTGTTGTTGGTATTCTTTCTTGTAGGGTCTGGGTTTGTTTACGTAGGGCATATCATTTCCTTCCACAGTGGGCGCAGGATGACACCCAGCAGTAATTTTTACACAATCCGTTAGGTTTTGCATTCCAAATATCTGCACTGTAGGCACCTTCCAACATCATTACTTTGGGCATCCAGTTGCCCCAGTACCTGTGCTGCTGCTCCACCTCATAGACGGATGGCACGAACTTGTCTTCCGACAGGAACAGCAACCCACCTTTGACCTTCTTGACTTCTGGGAACATCTTGAACACTGCAAGTGCCATGAGTTCTAACTGTCCAAGGTCAGCGTAGCGTGACTTGCCTAGCTTGTAGTCAACCACACGGGCTTCACCCTTCTCACGGTCAACGATCAGCAGGTCAGCCACACCTCGGAACCAACAGTCAGGATCAAAGAAGTCGCAGGGTTCTAGCTTCTCAGTCAGTGCCATCTTCATTTCACAGAACTTCTCACCCTGCATCTTCAGCAGGCTATCGAGCGCAGGCTTGATGAAGGCAAACTTCTCAGGAATTTCCTTGCCATCCCGTATGTAAAGTTCAGCGGCTTCGTGTACCAGCTTGCCATACAGGGCTTGCTCACCCTCGGGTTCCTTGATGTCCTTGAGTACCTTGGTGTGGTAGAACTTCTTGGGGCAGGTGGTGAACGTCTTCAGGCTACTGAATGACCATGCAGGAATCTTTGCCATCAACAATCTCCATAACTCAAACCCATACCGCTCTCGCAGTTGACTGGTAAACCTTCAGCCCATGCGGGAACCCAGCGCATACAGGATTCCACGTAAGCCCGCGCTTCATCGGCTTCCTCTTGCCTAGCGACAATACCAATAGCATCGTGCACGGTAAGCACGACCTTGTATCGCTTAGCAATTTTCAGCATTTGATCGCCAATGATACACCTTGCAATGGCTTGTGTGAAGTTCTCGACCACCTTTCCACCATAAATTTTATTGGGGCCGTTGCGAGTGGTGTACACAAACTGCCGCTTGTCTTCTTGAATGACCTCTTGCAAGCCGTTATAGTAGATGTGTAGCCCGTTCGGGAGGAGGATGCCTTTCTCATTCACTGTGAGCAGGCCATCTTTACCCAGCTTCATGGTCATGCCACGGCTCATACATTTCAGGGCTTCCTGCGATTCACGCCAAAGTGCTGGGACTTTTGCATAGCGATCACGATACACCGAAATAATACGCGCACACTCATCGGTCGACATTTCAGCACCAAAAGTTTTGAGTTGGGCTTGGAACTTCGCACCACCCATGCCGTATCCGGCACCAAGAATAGTAGTCTTACCGACAAACCGTTCATCCTTTGTGATCTCAGCTTCACTCTTGCCGTATATAGCTGTTGCCATGATCTTGTATACATCTTCGCCATTTGCAAACGCCTCTACTAAATCATCCTGACCTGACTCCCAAGCCAACGTACGGGCTTCGATCTGTGCAGAGTCAGCATCAATGAACACATAACCCTCGGGTGCGAGGATCGCCTTCTTCAGCTTGCCTGCGTTCGGCCCACGGCTAGGTAGGTTCTGCAGGTTGACTGAATCTGTACCGCCCCATCTACCCGTGTGGGCAGCATAGTATTTGAGGGGCACAGGGAACGCCCCACGGTGGCTGATGTCGATGAACCGTTGGGTGCGGGTCTCTTCAAGCGTTGACTTGGTTCCGATGCGTGCCGCGCACAGGGCTTGCACCCGTACATCTTCATGCTCAAGCAGGGCTTTGAACGCCTCATCACTCTTGGCCAAGGCCAGAGTTGGCTTGCCTGTGGTGGGGCTGATCTTGACGGGGGCTATCACATCCAGACCCTTGAGCATCTCAGCAAACTGATTGTTGCTCATCAACGTCTTGCGTACTTCTG